CTGCGGATCATAAAAAGGCGAATATTGGTTGTTACTGTAGCCATAGACCCCGTTCAACGCCAGCTTCAACATGGCGTTCTCAGGGGTGCCTTTTTTGTAACTAACACGGTCCTTTTTAAGCTGCTCATACACGCTGCAAAATTTCTTGCTCAGGTGTTTCGGGAATACCTCGTTCACGATGGCGATTGAGGGGTAAAGGCTGGTCACATCGTAGTCCAGGAGCGCGAAATCCTCATCCTCTTCGACGATGGTGGATGCCACCGATCCGTGGATGCCACCAGTGCCGAAATCGAACTGAAAACCATCCACGATGCAATTCAGGTTTTTCACCTTGCCTTTGGTGGTCTTCAAATTGGTGTATTGTTCGAGATCCCGCAGCCCTTCGTGATCGAGTTCGGTGAACACGCCTTTCGTGTGACTGATCTCCTGCCGTTTCAACCATGACAGCACCGCGTCGAATTCGGGCCGGTCAAACTGAATATAGGAAAAAATGATGTCGCGGATTTTGATCTTTTCGCGCTTCGTCTGATTTGGTGCGCGAGATCCATCATCGAAATTGTAGCACTTCACACCGGCTTTTTCGAGTTCCATGATGAAGTAATCTTTGCCGATTTTTGTGTCATTATGGTTCAAGAAATTGCGCTCATATTTTTTACTGAGTTCTTCGCGGAACCGGATCATATCGAGCGATTTATGATAGAATTTTTCAGTTTCGCGCAGGTCGTGTTTGTTGTACTCGACCAGCACAACGCATTCTTCGCGTGTCAGGGTTTTTCTAAAATCAAACGGCAGATCCTCGACGCTATCCGAGCGCATATTGAATTCCAGCACCTTCAACGATGTCGCTCTGGCGACGTTATCGAAGTGATGAATGCGGAATAAATCGACCTGCGGCACGATCTGGTTATTGTCCCAAATGATCTGCTGGAACTTGTCGTCTTTACCGGCATTGATGAGCATCTGCGCCTTTTCATAGGCGGCTTTCGCAAGCTGCTCTCCGGTGTAATTTCCGAGCTTGAATTTTTGCAGCATATAATGGATGACGGGATAGTCGAAATAATAATTGTTGAAGCCGACCCATCGGACGAAGCCATTTGAGCAGTTTCGCGCAAACAGCCGGAATTCATTCCAATCGTTGCGCCAGGGCGACATCTCAAACACTTTAATCTTGCCGGTCGAGATCTGCAAAAACGAGATCAGGAAGCAATTCGGGTATGTTTCAATATCGTTGATGATGTCGTTGTTGGTCATGTTTTTATTCCTGCGGCTTTGTATTTATGCTCGATCTGTTTCAGTAAATTCTTCTTCTAGTGAGGGCAGCGCGGCGAGTTCGGTATCATCTGCATCCCCATTATAGGATGACGCATTTTTATGTGACCATTGCGTGATATTTCAACCCAACCGTCAGATTTGAGGTCTTTAATTATCTCTTTTATTTCCTTTATCATGTGCTTCTCCTTCGATGAATTTAATGGTTCGAATTCCAGCAGCATACATCTGCCGCTGACAGTTTTTACAGCAGTGATCGATGCCTTCGATGTAGGCAGTGGCATCATGTAGATCCACACCGGATTCCAGTGCTTTTTTTAATGCGATTAACTCAGCGTGAGCAGGTTGTTTGCAGATTGTGCGGCACTTCTCGTATCCTTCACCCTCAGTGCGTGGACAGGCTTCCTGTGCGTTCTGCACATCGTTGGTGCCTTCGAATTGATGGTAGCCGCTTATTTTCGACACCACGATCCAGCACTTCACCCGTTTCTTCGCGCAAGTCATGCCTCAATATCCACCCCGCGTTGGATCTTCACGACCTCATCGAGGCACCATGTATAACCGGCAAGATCATCGATGCTATCTTGATGATCCGGTGTTTTGCTGAGGCGCGATAGCTTCACAGCGATCATGCACTTGATAGCCTGGTCAGGCGTGATTTCGACACCGAGAATTGCCGACCACATCTTCGCGGTGCGAACATAGTCTTCATAAGGATGACCGTATGTTTTCCCGCGTTCTTTGGTGATCTGATTTGCGCGTTCGAGGACATTCATCGATCAATCCTCCATCATCGAATTCAGGCTGTTTTTCAGCGCGATTTCGTATGTGTCGAGCAGATCGTCTTCTTCCTGGCGTTTATCAGGGTCCATCTGCGAACGCTTCACGACTTTACGCAGGATCTTGGTGTCAAAACCGACACCTTTGGCTTCCGAGTAAACGTCTTTTACATCTTCACCGAGATCCTTCTTCTCCTGTTCCAACCGGCAGATCCGATCAACGAAAGATTTCAGTCTTGCACCGGCATTACCGCCGATCTGCATGTGATCACTGGATGATGGCATTCTTTTTCTCCTTCTCAGCCTTCGCAACATCAAGGCCAAACATTTTGATGATTTGTTCCGCGACATTTACGGCTGCACGTTGTTCCGGCGAAATTGCTTCCGCGATGGGTGGCTCGAAATCAAAATTGATCGCGCCTTCACCGTTTTCCTGTTTGGCGAACGTGATGATCAATTTCTGTTCCGTCACCGAACCTATAATGGGGATTTGCTTGGACATTATTCTGCTCACTTTCGTTGTTTTTTGATCATTATAATAACCAAAGACGGGCCGGAAACTTTCGAAACCGGCCCGTCAGAGGATTAGTTGAACATGTCGTCAACGCTGCTGCTGGTGTCGCCACCGGCATTGCTGCCAGCGTCTTCACCAACACCTGCATCACCGAAATCATCTTCAGCAGATGCGATTGCACCACCGAGCTTTTCATCGTGATCGAGCAGGTGGACGTTCTGAAGGCCGAGGCAGACACCAGGGTTCTTCTTGTTGTCCGTCCAGTATGGGTTGATGGTCACACGCGCCCAACGACCGGAATACAGTTCGTTTTCGACTTCTTCCGCAGGAATTTCCTTACCGTTCGGATAAGCAAATTTCGGCTTGTAAGAAGACGTTGCGCGAATGAGCGTCCAGCCTTCGAACTCTTCACCCATCGGTTTACCACCTTGGGGCAGGTTGTTCGGATCGAGGAAACGCTTGTTGACAAAATTAGCTGCGCGGTTCTTGTCACCTTTGCATTTTTCGAGGGCGATTTTACCCATTGCCTTTTTCAATTCCACAAGATCACGACCAGGAGGCAGCAGCAAGTTCATGCTGTAAACCTTAACCGTCTTGCCGCTGTCTTCATAGGTGCGTTCCTGTGGTTCGATCAGGTATTGCGCGTATGAGAGGCGACCGGATGGGGTGATGATCGTGCCGGAATTCGAAATATGGCACTTGGTTACGTCTGATTTGTTAGTCATGTTAGCAGTTCCTTTCAGATTAGCAGTTTAGGTTGTTAAAAGGTTGTCGGTTTGGCAATCGATCTGATCACAGCCATGAAGCCCTGTTGCAGATGCGTCTTACCAATCGACAGCCAGCGTTTGTCAGGTACGGCATCGCTCGTCTGTGCGAACTCTGCTTTCTCCAACTTTTCGAGGAATTCACCGACCTTGACGGACAGTTCTTTCCCCTCATTCATCAGAGCAATTTCTTCCTCTGATAAATCTCTATATCCTTTGATTTTTTTGGTGTTGGTTATCGACCATTGTTTTCTCCTTTTGTGTTTAGCCGAAATCATCTTCGACTGATGAACGAACACTATCTCTAGGGTCCGATTCGGAAACCAGTGTTGCGCCGGTCGAAACCGCCTCAACACCAATTTGATCCACGAATTTCTTGTCTGTGGTGAGTTTTGCGAACTCTTTTTTACCCACAACTTTTTCGATCTGCGGTGCGCTGTGAAATTCCTTCACAATCTTGTAGGCGTTATCACCTAACTGTTTTGCGAAGAATTTTTCAGCCTTTACACGATCCTTCCACACGCGAACGGCTCTTGTTGCGACGAGCTTGGTGCCAGGAAGCGGTTTACCGCTTTCAGCGCGTGTTTGTGCATAGTCTTTGAGTGAAGCACACCATTGCTCAATGATTTTAATCTTGTTCAATACGATGTCAGCAATTTGCGCGTCACTCAAAAAATTTACCGGCACCGGCTGTGAAGTCGGTTCACCGAAATCCATTTCCATGATCTCTGCCGCCGACCGCGCTTGCTCAGGGCATTGTGCCTTGGCCTTGCAGAAGCGGCACCACGATCCGACCCGTAGGGGTGCGTTTGGATCTTCGGTCGCTTTTGCAGCAGCGGCGAAATTGATCATGTAATCCAGTAATTCTGCACGAGGCACATCCCATGACCGGATACCACCTTCTTCATGGTATGCGCGGGGCTGCGCGATGGTGATCCGCAGCGTGTGCCATTCGTGATTGTCGAAGTGATGCGCGGCTCCTAATCCGTAGCACAGACCTTGAATATTGCCGACATGCTCGACCGTCACACCTTTACCGTGTTTGTAATCGACGACATGCAAGATCCGGTCTTTCAGCGCGGTAAAGTCGGATGTCCCTTTCTCACCTGAGCCGAGAAATGGAAGCTGAAACTTGTGTTCAATCAGATGATGGCCCAACAGGGGTCGGCAATGGTCAACGTATTCCTGCACCGCCGAAATCATGTCCTGATCGACCGTAAACATCTTCGCCGGTTTTGTCGGATCGTCTTCAGCGTTGATTTCCTCGCCTTCATAATAGTCGGCATCCTTACCTTCTTTAAGGCACATCTCTCCGAGCGCGTGAGCAGCGGTGCCTTCATCGGCATACGACGAGCTTTCATTGGGGAACTGCTTTTCAAGGTTTGCAGATCCAGGGCAGCCGATTCGCCGTGCGAACGATGAAGGGCTGTTCAGGCTGTGTCCGTTATCTTCGCTCATTGAACCCTCACTGGAATTCCAAAAAGTTTGCAGTTTCCACTTCGAATTTGAATCTCGATGTCCTTCAATCGTTGTTTTTTACTACGACCGTCTGGTTGAAGTCTGTATTCAAATTCTTCAGCTAAATCTTTAACCTCATCACTTTCAATGCGAAATGCTTCTGGTTTCGGGCTAACCTGTAATGCTTTTCTAGCTTGCTCAATAAACATCACACGAGTCCTTTCTCTGTCGCCATCCATTCAGGCATCGTGACGACCTTGCGTTTTTCATCCACCTCGACCTGCGACTTCGGAACGAAACACGATACCTCATCAAAACCTTCTTCGAAGATGATGAAATATGCGTGTTTCGTTTCCCTTTCGGGATCGATACGATCAAAATCAATATCGACCGATGCCATATTAACCTTCCAGCTTTTTGAGTTCAGCGAAGACGGTTTGCAGCTTGTCAGCAGGGATGTTGCCGACTTTGATTTCCACGCCTTTCGGGATCGCTTTTTCAAGAACGGATTTGATCTTGAGCAGGTTTTCCTGGATCGGGTTGCCCTTGGCATCTTTGCCGAGTTTACCCATCATGTCGCGGATCGTGTCAGCAGTGATTTCGACTTCTTCCTCTTCACTCTCTGAAGGGGTGTCGTCGAACATGTCGGAAAGCGCGTCTTCAGTGCTTTCTGCTTCGGCTTTTTTGGCGATACCGTCATCGACCGCTTTTTTGCGACCTTTGGTAAGCTGCTCGTAACGAGCATCTTTTTCACCGGCTTCGACCATTTCTTCAACCGCTGCATCCTGCTCGTTACGAGTCAGTTTCGCATCGGTTTTTCCACCAGTTGCAGGGGCTTCTGTCGATGCCGGTGCAGTCTTGGGGGATGGCGCAGAGGCGGTCGAGCCTTTCGACCCACTCGTCGCGCCAGCTTCGTTTTTTGGTGCATCACCACCGATTGCAGCAGCGAAGTTTGAGATTTCAGCAAAAACATCGGTGATGTGATCGCCGGTAATGATAAGTTGGATAGGCATTGTCATTTCTCCTTTAGAGGTTTGGTTAATTCAATCCAAGCTCAGAAGTGATTTCTCGCTTCGTGATATTGGCCTTCTGTATATCCTCATCGATTGAACCGCGCAGCGTAGCATAATACCCGACACACGGTTCTTTCTTTGAGAAGTGGGTCATACGATCAAGCATCTGATCGTTGTTTCCAGGAACCCAATCGGGTTCAATGGAAATCGTTGTCGAGGCTTTCCACAGCGGGATACTGTCACGCGCTGCCTGGTTCTGCCCGATAAAAATCTGCACTTTCGGATCTTCCTGAAAAGCCGTATATGCGTTGTATTTTTGCTCTTGTGTCATGCCGCCGATGATCTCGACGTATTTGTATTTTTTGATCTTGTTTTTCAGCGCGGCAATCACTTCCTTGTGATGCGCGAACACGATCAGTTTTTCAGTGAGTTCAATATTGTCGTCAATCCAATCCACAACACCATTGACTTTCGCAAGACCGGTCAACCGGCGTAAGCTGGCGCAATGCGGTGCCACGGCCCGTAGCGCGGAAACAATGTCTTCAGAAGCGAGAGCTTCGCGCACCATCGCAATTTCGTTCGACGGGATGCCATCGACGTTGCCAGGAACAGGCAGCAGATCGATGATCGGCTCTTTCCATTCTTCCCACACCTGCTCTTTTGTCCGGCGCAGCACACGACCGCGCAGTTGATCGCGCAGTTTTTGAAGGTTCTTGCCGCCGACGATTTTGCGACCGAAACCATTGCTTTTTCCGTACCGGCAATACATACCGCAGAAATTATTAAAAGACATCGGTTCACCCGTTTTGTCGTTCAAGATGGCATCGGGGAACATGGTACGCATCATCGGGTAAAGCTCGGACGGGTTGTTCAGCACAGGCGTTCCGGTCATCACCCACACGCGATCAGCATAGGCCATAAGACCTAAATCAACGTCGAAAACAAAGACGTTGGCGCGATATTTATCTTCGCGCAGACCGAAGAATTTTTGTGTCCTGGCGGCTTGCATATTTTTGAACGCATCGCTTTCATCACCACCGAGTAAGTCGTAGCACATGGCGATCAG